GTTAGTGCACTGTTGGGCATTGATTCCCTAGTTCGTATTTTGTTGACCTTGTTACTATTCTTAGTTTGTTCAAGAGTCAAGTTACCCATTGTCATAGATAGTTCTTGAAGGTCAGTATTGGTAGCCTGAACCTCTTTCTGCAACTTAGATATGTTGTTTGTAACTTGGTTCAATGATACTTCAGCGGCTTGAGCACTTGGGGCTAATACTCCAAATGAGAGTCCAAGTCTCGCCATCACCTTACGGGCGTCTGATGAAGGTGCGAGCATTTTAGCAATCGCTTGACGCAAACCAGTTCCTGCTACAGTGCCTCTATAACCTGCGTCACCAAGAATACCAATGGCTGCGGATAAGTCTTCAATTTTCATACCTGCCGCACGGCCAACTGGAGCAAGATAACTCAGGGCAGCCCCTAAGTCACTAATGGTGGTCGCAGTCGATTGGAAAGTTGCTACTAATACACCATTCACCCTATCAAGGTCTTCAAACTCAAGACCCATACCTTTGATTGCACCAATAGCGATTTTCGCCGCTTCTTGGATACCTACCCCACCAGCGAGAGCCAAGTCTAAGACCCCCTTCAGGGCTCCTCCAGTTTGTTCTTTGAGTGTTAAACCTGCGACCGTTAAAGTCTCTGCCGCAGAAGCGATTTGAGTAGCCGTAAATTGGGTAGACTCACCAAGCCCTCTAATGAAATCAGTAAATGGTTTAATTTCCTCTCCCGTCGTTTGGGTTACGGCTTGAACCCTCGCCATACTTCTGTCAAATTCTATGAAAGTTGCTATGCTATCTATCACCGCGCTACTCATGGCGTTTATGCCACTTGTAAGGGCTGATACGGCGATTAAAGCCCCCCCTGCTCCAATACCCTTAGCAAATGCCGTAGCGAGTTTATCGCCCTGTTTTTCGGCCTTCTGGAATGTTTTACTGAACCTATCAACAGCCGTTAAAGCGATTGCCAATCGTAGTTCAGAAACCATATTTATCTTCTCCTATTCGCTGAGTTCATTGCGGACTTTTCTGCTTGGGTTTTCCTCTTCATATAAGCGTTATAAGCGACTATGTAGAAGGTTTGCTCTTGATGAGTCAAATCATACCACTCCACCAAGTTTATTTGGCAGTAGTTGAGTAACTGCAAGAACCCTATTCCTTCGTCGGTGCTGCTCCATCTTCTAATTCCCCCAGTACACCACCACCGTTACGAGGACTACCGCCAAGCACTTCAGTTACCTTCTCTGCGATTGCTCCGAGAACCCCAAGAGGAAGTCCCCAAAACTCACTTTCTTTTAATGATGGGTCGGCTTTACTTAAGCATTGTAATACACTTAGCATACCCAATGTTTCGTTGCGGTCAGAAATGTTATTTAGATTACGAACTCGGGGATGAGCCTTCAGAACATTGTATTCGGATACGGTCAAAGGAATTGCGGGTAGCATCTTTAAGATACCACCATTGCCATCACTTAGTCCAACATCTTCTACATCAATATATTGAGTTTCTCGGCCGTTCAATACGGTTGCGTGTAACCAGTTTCCAGTTAGTTCGGGCATTATCATTCACATTCCTATCAGGTTCGAGCCCAAGTAAGTCCTTCCCATGAGGCGTTAATCATTAAAGCCCCATCAGAGTCCGAGTCTAAGCCTTCAACCGAAAGTGATGTAATGATACAATTACTAATTGTATAAGTATGTGCTGCTGCTGCCGTTCCTGCCCCGTCGGTATCGTTATCAAACTTAAGGGTGAACTCAGTTCCAGCCGTGAATAGGGTTTGAAGGGTTGCGTCATCAATACCCCAAGCCTTCGTAAGACTACCTGATACTGATTTTGAGCCACGAGTATGACCCGATGCCGTATTAGAGCCAAGTGTATAATACTTGCCTGTTGAGATTTCCATTGAAACATCACCTGATACGAACCCAACTACTGTTGTAGGTCCTGCACCATGCTCCAAACTGATTAGTCCTGTTACTCCTGTAAATGCGTGTACTGCCATAATATCAACCCGTTATGAACCTTCGTAGACTTAACTTCCTAATCAAGTGTTGGTCAAACCCCCTAATCACCTTCTTAGGTGGCTCGACTTACCCCGTCTAATTATAAATCACCACCCCGTAAGGGGCTATGAGGCGAATAAATGAAAGTAACCGTAGAGACTGATGGAGTAGAAGCGATAGTAGAGAAGAGGGTCACGGGTGGCCGTATTTATGGTATGGGTAAATATGAAGGTAAAAAGGTTAAAATCTTGATTTTAACTGATGAGAGGCTTTGAATACAGTAGCCTTGATATGTAAGTCCGTAATAAAGAGGTTGTTAGCGACTAAGCGATACGACTAAATGTGATTATTATGACTTATGAAACCCTGCCCGAAGAAGTGAAGAATAAACTTGGCCCATGGGTCAATAAAGCGAAATCAAAGGACCTGATGACCCCAGATGACATCCATGCGCTATGGGAACAGAAATGGTCGTCTGACGATTTGGCTGATGCCGTAGCCGCCCTTGGGGGTAGAAGTAACCCAAGTGCCCAAGGACTAATTACCGACGCATTGGTTATTGACCTTGGTGATATTCTACGAAATACCCCATACGAGTGCTACATTGAAGTATGGGAGGCTCAAACTACTGTTCTTGGACGCGGTGAAAAATCAAACCCTGCGGCCTTCTTATTCGGAACTGCTAAAGTTCATGATACTAAAAACAAGGAATGGCTTGAACCAGCCCTCTTTAGTATTGCGGCCTTTGGTGATGACTCATACTCTTGCGAGGATGTTGAACGAGGTAAAGTTTACAAAGTGAAGGTTGCTTGTCAAGACCTTGACCAGGATGTATTGGTTTTGGGTCTACTTTCAGGCATTTCTAAGTTTGAAGAACTTGAAGGCGAAACTTTCCCTAACCGCATTGAACTAATGCGTAACTCTTTTGACCGAACCCTAATTGGTGACCTTGGTGACGAAACTTCAAAGAATAACTGGGATTACCGACTGGTTGAAGGAACCGTTGTTTATTCCGGAGTTCAACCTACTCGTGCGGGTGGTCAATTCGGCCGTATCGTCCTTCGTGATGAGTCGTGTACACCCGATGCGCTTGAAGATGGTGATACCGTCAGCCTATCTGCAATGGCCGATGTAGCCCAAGCAACTCGCTTTGGAAAATATAGTCGTGTTCTATGCCTTGTAATAACTCGTTGGAGTGAAGAGTATGGTGTTTCCGGTAATATCAAAGCCGCTGAAGCAGAACTACTCGTTCCACCACGAGCCAAGACCGTAGTTGATACTACGAGTGGTGATGACGATGATTCGGCCTCCACTTACTTCAAGAAGAAACTTGATGATGACGCTCCCGAGGAAGAGGAAGACGACGATGATGACTGGGACGATGACGAAGAAGTTGTTGAAGAAGTTGTTGAGGAAGTAGTTGAAGAAGTCGCTACCCCTGAACCTGTCCTTGAAGAAGTTGTTACCCCTGAACCCGTTCTTGATGCGTCAACTAATGACGACGATGAATGGGAAGACGATGATGATGACGAGGAAGAAGAAGACGAATGGGAAGACGATGACGACGGCCTTGATGCTGACGCTATTACTGCCCTACTCGCCGTTATTCGAGATACCAATACTCCAATATCACGCCTACGCGACCTTGCGGGTGACTACGGTGTGGTTCCAACGGAGAAAACGAAGTCTGCTTTGCGTGAAGCCCTAAATACCTACTTCCGTGAAATGCTTCAAGACCTTTGAGTAGGTCAATTCAATAAATAGGTGGTCACATTGTCAGTCAGGAAACGAAAAGGAAAAGCGAAGGATTGGAGCGAAATAGCAGGGTTGGTAAAGTCAGGTAATGATTTTGTCGCCCAAAAGTATCGCCATGTTAAGATACAAGGCAAGTCTGGAACGGGTAAAACTCACTTCCTACTGAAGCATCTTGAGATGTGGAAACTTCAAGGCTTGAAGCCTGAGGAGTGCGTCATGTTAATTATTGATTGCGACCTTGAAGGCCAAGCCGAACTGATACGACGCAAGAGTGTCGTTCCCGAAGAGTATAGGGATTGTATTAAAATAATCACTGCGGTATCACCACCTGATGTTTATTCGGCCTATGACTACTTTATCCACCTTCTTAGGGAGCATGCGGAATTGTATCCAGACTCAATGGGTAGAATGCTTATCTTTGAAAACGAAGGGGCATACTATAATCGGGTTCGTAATTACTACTCTGAAGAGGTATATGGTATTCCTGAGCGAGAACTATTGTTACAACGGCAACAAGAGGCTCGACAAGAAACTACGGGGTCAGGTGCTCGTAAGAAAACGAAGCCTCAGTTTGAAGAAGGTCCTATGCACGCGTATAAGGTAATCAACAAAGTATTCGGTGATATATTCCATGACTTGAAGATGGCCGCTGAAATTATTGGTTTCCACTTTTATTCAACTACTCTTGAACGAGAAGTAAGCACTATGTTTGATAATAAAAAGGGTGCCGAAGCAATAGGGGATACTAAGATAATCACCTCCGGACGACCTGATATGACTGACCCACTTTTTGATATGGTTATTAGAACTGACTATGAAGAAAAGACTAAAAGAAATAATGGTCAGGCGAAAGTAATGCGTAAGTGGTGGCTTAAAGTAATCAAAACCCGAATGTGTAAGCCGTTCCATATTGATAATTGTACAGTCCCAGAATTCTGGACTGCGGTTGATGAGATGAACGACTGAAGCAAAAGGTTATTAACGATAACTTACCTACTAATTTTGTCGGAGGTAACGGCTATGGACGATAATAAAACGAACGAAATAACTACTATATTGAGGAACGAAATTGAAGAACTTAAAATCCGTCTTGAAGAGGCTATCGGAGTATCTGATGTGCTTAAAGCGAGATTGGACCATTTAGAGGATGAAAACGCTGAAGGGTCTGGCGATAAAGATTTGAACGATATTGCTGCTGCTTGTAGGTCTGCTTTCCAGAAACTTGCTAATGAGCGAAAAGAACCCCTTGTGGATTGGTGGTTTCCTTGAGAAGTTGGGGAGTAGAACCTTCGTTACTATGCGATAAACATTTACTTGGCGAACATGTAGAGATGCATATGTTCGCTGGAACTCTGCGTAAGGGAATAAGTGTTGCGGGTTATATTGATGACGGTCTTATTGAAGTTGATAAGATAATTACCCGCCATGAAGAACTCGCTACCGAAATGACCCTAAGAGGTATGAATCATAAGAGCCCTATGCCTGATGACCTTGTATTATTCTCTGCCGGATGGATTGATAATTTTGCGAACCTTAAAGAACTAAGCCGACGATGTGAAACTTGCCGTGCTAATATACTTGCTGCTGGTATTGCTACTCTAATGAAAGATGAAGTAGTTGCGGACGAAGGTGAAGAAGCCGTAAAAGAACTTCTTGAAACTAAGTGGTGAACTTATGACGGGTAGATGGCGTAAGCGTTTAGAGTCTTTTGACCCTGAAACTTTAATGAAAGAAGTGGTTGATGTAAGTTTCCATAGTATTTGGAAACCTGCTTACTTGAACCAGACCGTAGAGTTGACCCTTCGTAAAGCCGACCGATATATTGAACTATGTATTGAAGGTAAAGAACTTGGGCTTGAAGGAATTAAATTGGTTGACTACTGCGTTGATAGGGTGGCGAGAATAAAATGAGAATTCCATATGTATCTGCCTCAAGAATGAGGGTTGCCGCTCAATGTACTAAACGATATGAGTATCAGTATCAACCCCCCGAGGATTTAATAGTAATCATCGAAAGTCTGAAAGAGGCTGGTGAGCAGAATAAAGTAGGCGCTCATTTAGGAACGGCCTGCCATAACGCCCTTGAACGGTGGCGAGCCCTTGACCGTTGGCCTGCCCATCAAGAACTTGAAGACCTTCTTGATTTTTACCGTGATGAAATAAATAACCTGCCTAAGCCCCTACCATTCCATAAGGTTCACGAAGGTGAACTACTACTCATTAAGTGGTTTAGTATGAGGGGTATAGTTGATGATGAGGTTAAAATTATAGGGGTTGAAATGAAGATAGGAACTGCTGAAAACCCTATGGTAATCAAAGGGTTGCCTGTATATGGTATGATGGATTTAGTGGTAGAACATGACGACGGAACTATTGAAATTATTGATTATAAATCTAATATGATGCCTTACACCCAAGATGAAGTGGATAGTGATATTCAGGCTGGGCTATATCAATGCGCTGCGTGGCAAATGTTTCCAGATGCCCCTGCGGTTGTTATGACTTTTGACTTTTTACGGTTTGGTGAGAAATCAACCGAATGGTCAAAGGCTAAACTTGATTTATTCCACTCTTGGATGATGGGCCAATATATGAATGTTAAAACCTTACCTGAAGGTGTAGCCGAAATTGGCGAAGGATGCCGTTGGTGTACATTTTGGACCATTTGCCCTAAAGCGAATAAGATACTTGAGTTAGACTCCTGGGCTTCAGTGATAGGAGGCGACCCTACCGACCCCGATAGCGTGTACAAAGAGTTAGCCAAGGTGAAAGCCGTTTCAACCCTACTTAATCGCCGTAAAGAGGCTCTTAATCGCGATATTAAGACCCTTGTAGCCAATAGCGGAGGCGAGGTAATAACGAACGATTTGAAGATATCTTTAATTGAGAAGACCCGTAAGGAATATGACTCTGAAAAATTAAGGCGGGTCATAGGAGATACCGCGTTAGCGGCCGTAGCAAAACCTCAAAAAAGTCTTGTTGATAGGTTGCTACAACAGATAGATGATGATGAAAAGCGAAAGCAGATTATTGCGTGTCAGAACGAAAAGACTCATACTCAACTAAAATACGAAGAGAACCTTCCTTACATGGATGAGGACAATGAACCAA